TCCCAGTAGCTGTAACAACCAGCGGCATCATCAACGGGGCATATGCCACGACCAGCGCCGCAAGTGGCGACACCCGTTTGACTTACCAAAAGCTGACTTTTAGCAGCACTGGTAGCGGCGAAACTTTTAGGGCGTTTAGCGTTGTGACGGGCGCAGGTGCTGCTACTGGTGGCACGATCAATGGCGCACACATTTCCTGCGAAATCAATGGCGCTGGCACTATTTCTGGTGCTGGCAATGCTTTACGGGCTACGTTGGGCGGTACATCCACCAACCCAGGCGGCACGTTGGCGGCTATCCAGGCAGACTCTAACTTTGCATCTGGTGGCACTTGGACGAACGCTTCATTTATTCGTTTCACCAACAGCGGCACGGGCACGGTTGCTAACCTGTTCAACATTCCCGCAGCTTTGTTTGTAACAAGCACTGCCACCATTGCCAAGACTTTGAAAGTTGTGGCATCGGACGGTACGCCTTACTACATCATGTGTTCGAGCGCAGCGTAAATGTTGAAGCATCCAAACCCTGAAATTCAGCTTTTGGTTGAGATGCTAGAGGGGCAGCGGGATTCCGCTATGGCGCAAGCCGCTGCCCTTTTTAGGGAAAACACCGAGTTGAAGCAAGCCTTACAAGAAAAGCTGGCCCAAGAATCCAAGGAGAAGGCAAATGCCGCTGATAGCATCAATGACCCCCAAGGCGCTTAAAGCCAACATCAAAAAGGAAATTGAAGCTGGCAAGCCACCCAAACAAGCGGTGGCTATTGCCTATTCAGTCAAACGTGAAGCTGAGAAAAAAGCCAAAGCAAAGCCAAAAAAGTGAGCGAAATTGCCGATAACCCCCAAGAAGTTAAACGCCCTGTTGGGCGACCTTCTATGTACGACCCTGCATATTGTGAACAGGTAATCGAACTAGGGAAGATCGGCAAGTCAACCGAAGCAATTGGCGCTATTCTTGGTGTTGGGACTAAAACTTTATACAACTGGCGTGATCAATTTCCAGAATTTTTACACGCCTTGGAGTTGGCAAAGGAATTTGAATTGCAATGGTGGGAGGACATAGCCCAAACCCACATGATTGAAAACAAGGAAAGCGACAAGATAAACGCCACGATTTGGTCAAGGTCGATGGCGGCAAGATTTCCTAAGAAGTACCGCGAGAGCGTCAAGCAAGAAATATCAGGCGTTGATGGCGCACCTTTGTTATCAGGCATCCAAGTCACCTTTGTTAAGCCCGAATGACTGATGTACAAGATGCCATTGCAAAGGCAGAGTTCCCTGTCAAGCTGCAAGGGTTGTTTCAGAAGTCACGCTACAAAGTCCTGTATGGTGGGCGGGGCGGGGCAAAGTCTTGGGGAATAGCCAGGGCATTGCTTATCCTGGGGGCAAAGAACCCAATCCGCATCCTGTGCGCCCGAGAGTTCCAGACCAGCATCAGGGATTCGGTTCATAAGCTGCTGTGTGACCAGATCGAAAGCCTTGGGCTGCTGGGGTTCTATGAGATCACCCAGGCCAGCATCAGGGGGCGCAACGGCACAGAATTCAGCTTTGTGGGCCTAAAGAATAATGTGTCAAACATCAAATCTTATGAAGGGGTGGATATTTGCTGGGTTGAAGAAGCCCAGACTACCAGCCGTTTATCGTGGAACATCTTGATTCCAACCATCCGCAAGGGCGGTTCTGAGATATGGATTTCATTCAACCCTGAGTTGGAAACAGACGAAACCTACCAGCGGTTTGTGGCAAACCCCCCAGAGGACTGCATAACCATGCGGGTGAATTGGAGTGACAACCCTTGGTTTCCCGAAACTTTGCGTCTAGAAAAAGACTCGCTAAAGCAAAGGGACGAAGAAGCCTACAACCAAGTTTGGGAAGGTTTGTGCCGCCAAACTGTGGATGGGGCAATCTTTGCCAAGGAAATGCAACAGGCCGAGAAGGATGGGCGCATTACCAAAGTGCCGTATGACGCAACCAAACCAGTCCATGCTGTGTTTGACCTGGGTTGGTCGGATAGCACCGCCATATGGTTCTTGCAGTTTGTGGGGATGGAGACAAGGTTAATCCGCTACATTGAGGATAGTCAGAAAACCATCAGTTATTACCTTGCCACGATGCAGACTTATGGTTATGTCTACGATACCATTTGGTTGCCCCATGACGCTGAAAACAAGACACTGGCGGCGGCTGGGCGGTCAATTGATGACATTGTGAGGGCGGCAGGGTACAAGACCACCATTTTGCCTAGAGTGCCGATTCTGGACTCCATTAACGCTGCCAGGACGATATTCCCGAACTGTTACTTTGACCGCGAACACACCGCCGATGGGCTGGCTTGCCTGAGACATTACAGGTACGAGGTTGACCCAGACACGGGGCAGTTCAGCCGCAACCCATTGCACGACCATTATTCTCACGGGGCAGATGCCTTTCGGTATATTGGACTTATGATCAAAGAACCCACCAAACGCAAGAAGCAAATGGTTGCCACAGCGGGTTCATGGATGGGATAATTACCCAAAGGGGTTTATATGGCTTATCAAGACGAAAATGGCGCAAACGCCAAGATTAACGAAGCGATCAAGTTTTGGCGCTTGGTCAATGATTCGGACTCTACCAACCGAGCCGAGGCGCTAAACGACATCAAGTTTGCCGCTGGCGACCAATGGCCCGTTGAGATTCAGAACAGCCGCAATCTGGAAAGCCGCCCTTGTCTCACAATCAACAAGATTGATGCCTACATCCGACAGGTGACCAACCAGCAAAGGATGCAGCGCCCACGCATCAAGGTTCACCCCGTTAACAACCTTGCCGACTACAAAATTGCCCAGGTCATTGAAGGCATCACCCGTCACATTGAGGTCAATTCCAGCGCCGATACCGCTTACGACACCGCTTTTGACTATGCCGTGCGGATGGGCTGGGGTTACTGGCGGGTCAACTACAAATATGTGCGGGAAGATTCATTCGATCAAGAAATCTACATTGATGCCATTGACAACCCTTTTACCGTCTACTTTGACCCCAATAGCATCAGGCCCGATGGTTCGGATGCCGAGCGATGCCTAATCACTACGGTGCTGGACAAAAAGATTTTTAGGGAAATGTACCCAGGTGCAAATGATGGGGCTAACTTCCAGCAACGTTCCACAGGGGATGACACCGCTGCTTGGATTACCAAAGAGGACATTCGGATAGCCGAATACTTTTGGATTGAACGCGAGAGGACCAAGCTGTATTTGCTGAGTGACGGCACAGCATCATTTGCTGACAGCGATGGGTTCTTTAAACGGGTCGAGGCCGCAGGATTGACTGTGGTTGACGAGCGTGAATCGTTCCGCAAGGCCGTTAAATGGGCCAAGATGACCGCATTGGAAGTGCTTGAGGAAAAGACTTGGGCGGGGAAATATATTCCTGTTGTGCCTTGTTATGGCGCACAGGTCATTGTGGATGACAAGCGCAAGAAATACGGTCTGGTGCGGTTTGCCAAAGACCCCCAGCGGATGTACAACTTCTGGCGCACCAGCATGACCGAATCGGTTGCGCTTGCACCCAAGGCCAAATGGTTGCTGGCAGAGGGCCAAGACGAAGGCCACGAAAACGAATGGGCAATGGCTAACATCAAGTCCATGCCTGTGCTGAGATACAAGCAAAAAGACATTGAAGGTGTACCAGCGCCAGCGCCCCAGCGATTGCAACCCGAGCCACCACCCGCAGGGATTATGGAAGCGGCGGGGGCAATTTCTGCTGATTTGCAAATGGTGCTGGGCATCATGGATCCGAATCAGTTGCCAAGCGGGAATATCTCAGGCAAGGCATTGCAGGGCCAACAGAATCAAGTTGATCTGTCTAACTTCCACTTTTACGACAATTTGACCCGTTCCATTGCTCAAACAGGGCGCATTATTCTTGACCTGATACCCAAGATTTACGATACCCAGCGGGTAATGCGAATTATTGGTTCGGATGGTCAGCCCGACATGACCACAATCAACGAGCAAAACGAGATTGGTGAAGTTCTAAACGATGTGACCGTGGGCGAATACGATGTGGTGATGGACACAGGCCCAGGATTCCAGACCAAGCGCCAGCAAGCGGTTGAATCCATGATGCCTTTGCTGACGGGCAATCAGGAATTGTTCAATATTGCGGGGGATTTAGTATTCAGAAACATGGATTTCCCAGGCGCTGATGTAATCGCTGACCGCCTTGCCGCCATGAATCCGATGGCAAATATTGATGAAAAATCCGATATACCGCCAGAAGCCCAGATGCGCTTGGCACAGTCTGAGCAAATGATTCAGCAACTGCAACAGCAACTGCAAGCGGCTGGGTTGGAGATCAATAACAGGGCGCAAGTGGCCCAGATCAAAGAGGAAGGCGCAACCAAGCGCAAGCTGATGGATGTAACCGCACGGGCGCACAACACTGAAACAATGGCAGAGGTTCGGGTTAATGATCAGAACACCCGCAGCATTACCAGCCAGAATAAGACCGAAATTGATGCCTTGGTCAAAATTCTGTTGGCAAGAATGTCACCTGACCAATTGATGGGCGAGATTGAGCGATTGAACGCCGAGCAATTCCAATATGCCAATATTGCTGCCCAAGATATTAGCCAGGGTGGAAGCCCCTTTATACAAGGAATGCCGCAATAATTGACATTGACATGATTTCGGGTAATATCGCCCAAACCTTACCAGTTGGGTCAACTGGGTAAATTCTTGGAGTAATCCATGTCTGAAGTGCAAGAAGCACCAAAAGTTGCCGCTAACGTGGTGACAAGTGAAAATTTAGCTGAGTTCAACGCCAAGAAGATGGGTTTAGCTGACAAAGC